TAGCAGAACTACCCCATATTCGAATTTGTCGAAATGATAACTACTCTGATGGTGACGAACTCGTAATAGGCCCCGATACGTGGAAAATATATCCTTTAGTAAGAAAAAACGTAAGTGTGAGGGATGGGGCCACTTCCGGGTATCAAGTTATTAACCATTCAGGCACTTTAGCCCTTGCCGTAAGAAAAGTTACCTAACATGGTAGCTCTCGTAGGCGTTGATGCGGTAAAGCCTTCGGACTTCGCTTCGTTTAATTCAAACCTAGCTCAAGAAGCACAAGTTATAAACCAACCGATGTGGTTTTTTGAGGGGGTTTATTATGATGCGGCTAACGCGGTAAACCACGCACCCCTCAGTCGCGATGGCTTTAACCAAGTTGTACCCGCGCAACGGGCATTAAATGGCTTTGTACTTGAGGATTATTTTGACGACTTTTATTACCGGATCCATATTAACCCTTCTCGAATAGATGTAGGTAACTTAGCGGCTAATGAAACCTACACCGTTAACGTGTGGAATAGCTACCTTTCCCCTAAGACACTTACCGAAATTACTGAGGGAAACGCGGGGGGAATAAATTGGGTAGGGCCGGTACCCCCTGCGACCTTTATGGCACTTCAAGAAGTTAACTATCAATTTACGATCTCACGTATTGGCCCGTCAGTAATTAATGCTTCGTTCGTCTTTGACTTTATGAATGCGAACGACCCAATTCTTGTGATCACAGGTAGTCGAGTTGTATTGTTCCCATACAAACCCCTCAATGGGTTTAAGGAGCGGCTTGAATGGAAAACAGATGTAATGCAAGCCTATTTAGGGGAACAAAGAATAGCGCTTAGAATGGCGGCGCGGACTACCTACAGCTACGACTATAAAGTTACCCCGCGCGAGTTTTCTATGATTAAGTTGCTAACCGCGGGATGGGGCGCAAGGTCGTATGCGGTACCCGTCTGGATGGAAGGGTCAGATGTTTCGGTTGCACTAGATGCAACGCAAGTACTTTTTGATACCAGGTTTGCATCTTTTAGGCCAAATAGTACAGTAGCAATATTTGCGGACGACGGAAGGTCTGAAGTTGTGACTATAGAAAGCGTTTTACCCGACCGAGTTACCTTTGACCGCCCGTTCCCCTCAGATATTTCGGGAAGGATTTATCCGGTACGATTTGCAAGGTTGCTAGGGGGGATTGACTTTACAAGGGAACCTAAGCTTACCGCAATGTCCGCAGTATTTTCCGTGGAGGATAATGCGCCCGTAGTTGAAGAACTCGGAATGGTTGAGTACAAAGGGCTACCCGTAGTTTTAGACTGCCAGGTACTCCGAAGTCCCATACCAGAAAAAATATTCCAATCGGTAACATTGTTTGATAATGGGTCGGGCCCGGTAGAAGTAGAAGACTCACTTGGCTACATTTCTAAGTTACGAACTATTAGCCAACTTAGGATAAATAGGGAACAGCGGTGGCAACTGAGGGCGTTCTTAAACCAACTTAAAGGTAAGCAAGGTGTTTTTTGGCTACCTACGTTCAACGCTGATTTAGAGATAGCCGCCCCAATTAATAGCGGGCAAGCAAGCATTATCGTTCGCGCCGTAAATTTTGGATTATACAGTGGCGAAGGTGATATTCTTATCCGACTAGTTGATGGAAGTATGCTATTGCGAAGGGTAACGGGTGTACTTGGAGTTCCTGAAGGAGAACAGATTTCTACTGACGAAGTATTTAGCTCAACTGTCCTACCATTTGAGATAGATAAAATTATGTTCCTAGAGAAAGTACGGCTAGATAGTGATACCATCGAATTAAACTATCCAGCACTTCAGTACGCCGAGTTTAGCGCCCCAGTAAGAGAGGTTCCAGAATGAGTTATACCACGCGCGAAAATTCTACGGCGCAAGGTGAGGTTGTTGAACTTTACTTATTTAATATTGCTACGGAGTCTTTTGCATTTGCGTCAAGCGCGGAACCCGTAACTCATGAGGGAAAGAGCTACGCACCTTCTTCGATAAGCAGGGATACTATTAAGCAGGGAGTTGACCCCTTCCGTGGGGGGCTATCTGTACGGCTACCAAAAAGCGATAGCTTTGGTCAGAGATTTATAAATTTCGCACCTAACGAAACTGTGGGATTAACAATATTCCGAGGGCATTCTAGCGATGGGGAGTTCGTAACGTATTGGAAAGGACGCGTGCTAAGTGGTGGCGTTACGGATAATGAAATTACGCTGTCATGCGAGAGTGTTTTTAGCTCAATTAAACGGCCGGGGCTACGCGCCAGTCACGAGATTAACTGTAGGCATGTGGTCTACTCAATTCAGTGTAAAGCAAGTGCGGCCGCCTTTGAGACGATTGGTACAGTAACAGGGTCACTTAATGGGGGTACGCTTATCCAAGTATCCTCCGCGGCCACAAAACCTGATGGGTGGTTTACGGCGGGCTTTATGGTCGTTGACGGAGTACGTAGGTTCATAAAAGCGCACCAAGGAATTAATCTTACGATATCTCGACCCTTCGGATTTAATGCAAATACTAGACAGGTACGGATGTACGCCGGATGTGACCATCTTCTTGCAACATGCGCTAATAAGTTTAATAATGAAGAGAACAATGGCGGGTTTCCTTTTATACCCGGAATAAATCCTTTTAATGGGTCGAGCATAATCTAATGTGGGCACAACTAGCACTTTACGTAGCTTCTTTGGTAATCTCGGCAGTACTTACGCCTAAACCTAAGATAGCCAAACCACAAGCACTTACTGAAGTTGAGGCACCTGTTGCAGAAATAGGTAAACCTATTGCCGTACTTTTTGGTGAACGTCAGATTAAGGGCATAAATGTAGTATGGTTTGGGGATTTGAGGTCAGTACCTATACGTAAAAAAGGGGGTAAGAAGTGAGGGTAACTATATCGGATATGCGGCCTAAATTTTGCATGTTTGGCATACGTAAGTTCTTCACCCGGCATGATCTAGATTTGCGAAAGTTTCTACGCGAAGGGATAGAAGCAAAAGAGCTTGAAGCAACGGGAGACCATCAAGCAATTGAACTAGTAAATATGGTGAGAGAACGTAATGGGAAGTAGTAAAAAAGTAACCGTTGGCTTTAAATACTACATAGGGGCTCATTTCACTGTGGCGCATCGAGTAGAGGCCATAACTAAAATATCTATTGATGATAAAGAAGCTTGGTCTGGTAGCAATTCAGGCGGTACTATAAATATAAACCAACCTGAGTTATTTGGTGGGGAGTCAAGGGAAGGTGGGGTAGTTGGGGCGATTGACGTTCTCCTTGGATCTTCAACTCAACCAAAAAATAATTACTTAATGGCGAAGCTAGGTGCGGTAATCCCCGCATTTCGTGGGGTAACCTCACTCGTTCTTAAGCAGGTCTATATAGGACTTAACCCATACCTTAAAAACTGGTCGGTTACGGCTATTCGCCAAAATATTAAAACCGACGGTAGCCCCCAATGGAACCCCACGCGCGCGGCTATTGCTAGAGGCATGAACCCGGCACACATAATTAGAGAGTGCCTTACAGACCCTAGTTGGGGTATGGGGGGGCTTGAGATTGACGTGGACGAGACTAGTTTTATACAGAGTGCCCAAACACTGTACGATGAAGGTTTTGCGCTACAAATACTTTGGGATACGCAGGTAGAGCTAACTGAGTTTATTCAAATAATTCTAGACCACATTGATGGAAGCTTATTTGTTTCTAATACCACGGGGAAGTACATCCTAAAATTGACACGAGGGGGTTATGATATCGACAGCCTATTAGTACTCGACGAAGCTAGCATTACCTCAGTTCAAGGGTTCCAGCGTAAAACCGTGGCCGAACTTACAAATCAAATAACCGTTGTTTATCATAATCCAAATACAGGAAAAGACGACACTATTACCGTTAATGATCCGGCGTTAGCTTTAGACCAAGGCGCTACGATTGGGACCAAAATTCAATATAACGGTGTAACNAANCCGGTGCTTGCAGAGAAGTTAGCTTCGCGAGACTTGCTTGCCCTTTCAGTACCTATTGCATCTTGCACACTNTATGCCACACGGAAAGCCTCCGCGTTAAGCGTAGGTGACGTATTTGTTTGGTCGTATCCTCAGTATGGGATAGTTCGAATGGTAATGCGCATTTCAAATATGGAACGTGGAATGCTAGATAACAACCAAATAAAAATAGACTGCGTTGAGGATGTATTTGCCTTACCTTCTTCAATTTTCGCGCCGGTACCCCCTTCGGGTTGGATAAACCCCGCACAACCTCCCTCAGCTGTGGTATTTCCTTTGGTATTTGAGTCCCCTTACTACGAGATAGCTCAACAATTAGGTGATAGTGGTGCAGCGGCCCTAGACCAAGACTCGGGGTACGTTTCTGCGACTGCAGTGCGACCTACTGACTCAGAAATTAATTTTCTTATTTATAGCAACACGGGAGCTAGCTTTGAGCAAACGGGCGTAGGGGTATTTTGTCCGTCAGTTCTAATCTCTATGGATGTTTCAACGCTACAAACGGTAATGCCTTTTGTTGGAGCAGTGGACTTAGACCAAATTCAACTTGGTATTTACACATTTCTAGGAAGCGAGATTGTGCGAGTTGACGCGGTTACAGTATTTAATGTGACTTTAGGCCGCGGTTGTTTAGATACTGTTCCAGTAGCTCACGCAGCAGGCACGCGGATTTACTTTGTGGATGGGTTCGATGAGTCTGATCAAATTGAATATGTAACAGGGATGACTGCTCAGTTAAAACTACTTCCCGTTACTTCCTTGGGCGCATTAGACCTAGGCTCGGCGGCTATTCAGAGTGTTGTCATGAGCCAAAGACAGTTCAGACCCTATCCGCCAGGACAATTTAAGATTAATGGGGAAGCTTACCCTTCTTTAGTGCTTGGGACATCTGAAGACGTCGTTATTTCTTGGGCGCATAGGGACAGGCTTCAACAAACGGCGGCTATTATTGATACAACTGCGGGGAACATTGGTCCGGAAGTAGGTACGACGTATTCGGTGGTACTTAGGGACAGTACGGATATCGTGATTGCTACGGAAACGGGGATTGTAGGGACTAGCTCGACTATTAACTCCGTAGATTTGGGAGCATACTACGGAGAAATTAGAGTTCAACTTTGGTCAACTCGCGATGGGGTTGAAAGTATGCAAATGCACGAGTGGATTATAAATCGCGAAATTTCGTCCACATAAAAAATTAGGAGGACAACAAGTGGCTTCAAAAGAGACCAATATTCGCGACGTATCTGAGGGCGGAGCCCTAGCGATCGTACTAGTAGGGATACTCAACTTTTACCAACCAGAGCTAATGCATAGTATGACAGGGATGGAGTCCGCGTTAACCGTCCTTATAACTGCCTTTTTTGCATATCTAAAAGAACCTAAAGGAAGAAACGAATGCGGCTAAGGCATATTGCAATATGCCTGAAAACAAGATAAAGCAAAGTATTAAAATATGATATATAATACTTGGCACAAAATACTTTTAATGATAGGACTAATTATTATGGCAATTGAATATTCTCCCACCACAAAAACAGCACGGATGGAGGTAGTTCTCGCAGCGCTTGATGCATCCGTAGACCCCGCGTACATTGAGATTGGTACTACGGGAATGGCATCCGTCTTAGCTACGCTTACATTAAGTGACCCAAGCGGCACGGTATCCGGTGCAGCGCTCAGTTTTACAATGCCTCAATCAGATTTAGCAGCGGATGCTACCGGGACCGCTGCGGAGGCCAGACTACGAAACGGTGACGCGGATGATGTAATTACGGGATTAACGGTAGGTCTTACAGGTAC